ACGCCGCCTACGATCCGAGCAATCCCGAAAGCTATGAGACCTACATCAAAGCGATGATGGGCGACGCGCGCGACTACGAGGAGGCTTTCCTTTCCGTCGACCGCAATCATGCGCAGCTCTACTATTACGGCTACGAGCCTTGGATCGGGCCCTATAATCCCGGCAGCCCCTACATCGGCGAGGATCCCAACGCCACGCTGGGCGAAATTCTTAACAAGGACAACACCAATCAGCCCAACCGCAGCACGTTTGTTTCGACTGACGTTCGCGATGCGGTGATGATGATGCTGCCGAGTCTGGTGCGGCTTTTTGGCGCATCGGAGGCTCCCGTGGCGCTCGTTCCGCGCAGCGAGGCCGAGGTCGACACCTCGGAGCAGGCGACTGATTACGTCAATTACACGTTCTGGAACGACAACCCGGGATTTTTAATCCTTTACGGCGCGATCAAGGATGCGCTGACTGTCAAGGCGGGGTTCGTGAAATGGTGGAGCGACACCGAGACGGAAAAACAGACCAAAACATTCGAGAATATCGGCGACGAGCAGATCCAGATGCTGACGATGGAGGATCCGAGCGCCAAGGTGGTGGACAAGGGCAACCCGATTCCAAGTGGGATGCCGACGCCGCCCTCGCCGCCTCCCGCGGCTTCGCCGCCGCCTGGCGGGCCGCCTATGCCGAGCTCTGCGCCGCCGGGAGCGCCGCCGTCTCCATTTCCTTCATCAATGGGCGCCTTGTCTGGACCCATGTCGCCGGCTGGTCCGCCTCCGCCCCCGCCGACGATCTACGACAGGGTGGTCATCCAGTTTGAGAAGTCGAAGCCGCTGATCAAGGTCGCCGGCGTGCCGCCGGAAGAGATGCGGCTCGACCGCTATGCCCGGACTTTCCGGGACAGCCGCATTGTCGGCCATGAGCGGATCGTCCCGGTCGATCAGCTGGTGGCGATGGGCTACGACCGCGAGCTCTGCCTCGAGCACATTCAGACATCGGAGTCGGCGTTCACGACTGAGCCGCAATTGCGCAATCCCGGTCGGTTCATGGGCACGCGGCTCGGCGACGGGGTGAAATACGGCGAGTGGTACATCAAGATCGATCGTGACGGCGACGGTTTCCCCGAGCTGCGTTACATCTGCACTTTCGGCGAAGATCGGGAGATCGTGGGCGACGAGGATGCGAACCGGATCAAGTTCGCCATGTTTTCCTGCGATCCGATTTCTCACACGATTATCGGCGACAGCCTGGCCGACTACACTGAGGACATTCAGCGCATCAAAACCAACATGATGCGAGCGATCCTCGACTCGGCGGCCGAGAGCATCAATCCGAAGACGGTGATCAACGAGCTGATGGTCGACGTCGACGATGCGCTCAACGACGATCTTGGCGCTGTGATCCGCACTCGCGGCGATCCGGCCAATTCGGTGATGTTCACCAACACGCCGTTCTTGGGCCAGGCGGCGCTGCCGGTGGTGCAGATGCTCAACGAGGTGCTGCAGCGGCGCACCGGACTATCGGATGCGGCCAAGGGTCTTGATCCGAAGGCGCTGCAGTCATCGACGATGATCGGGGTCGAGGCCGTGATCAATGGCGCGCAGGAGCGCACCGAGCTCGTCGCCCGTGTTTTGTGCGAAACCGGGTTCAAGGATCTATTCACCGGCCTTTACAACGAGATTTGCGAGAACCCAAACCAAAAGCGGACGCTGAAGATCCGCGGCAAGTTCGTCCCTTACGACACCGGGACATTCGACGCTTCGATGTCGGTCGAGGTCAACGCCAATCTCGGCAAGGGTTCCGACATGACGCGGATGCTGGCGCTGAACCAGATCAAGCAGGATCAGCAGCTGGTCATTTCGCAGTATGGGTTGCAGAACCCAGTCGTCGGCATTCCTGAGATGTTGAACACGATCGGCGATATGATGTCGATCGCCAACATTAAGAATGTCGGGCGGTATTTCAAGACGCCGACGCCGCAGCAGATGCAGATGATCATGGCGACGCCGAAGACGCCGGATCCGATGGCGATGGCGGCGCAGGCGCAGATGGAGAAGGTGCGCAGCGACACCGCGAAGGCGGTTGGACAGCAGCAACTCGATCGCGAGCGGATGCAGGCCGAGGGCAAATTCAAGTACGATCAATTGCAGGCCAAGACCCAATACGATTTGCAGAAGCTGCAACTCGACGCGCAGAAGAGCGGCGCGGATCCGGCGCAGATCGAGCGGGAGATGCAGCTCGAGCAAGTCAAGGCCGAGCATGACATGCAGCTCAATCAGCGGAAGATGGAGAGCGATCAGCAGATTGCGCAGCAGAAGGCTGAGAACGACATCATTGTCGCCAACATGAAGGCGCAGAGTGCGCATCAGATTGGAATGGCGAAGGCGAATTCAGTGCATCAGGTCGGGCAGCAGAAGGTAGCGTCGCAGCATGTTCTCGGCGTGCTGGCGGCGAAGAATGCCGGCGATGAAGAGGGCGCATGAACGAGGCTCCGCGCACCGACGAGCAAGTCATCAAGGAATTGGCGCGCGACGCCAGGAGCCTGAAGGACGATCGCGCTTTCCGAGCAGCGATGGGCTTGCTCGAGCGGCAGTGGCGCGGCGAACTGATGGCGTGCCCGGCGGAGAAGCTCGTTGAAGTGAGGGCCAAGTTGCAGGCGCTTGAGGGAATTCCGCAGATGCTGGATCATCTGATCGCTAGCGAGAAGATGGCGCAAAGAGGGACGAATGGCGGACGGCGTTGATCAGGTAGCGGCTTTTTTCAGTCGCGAGATCCCTCAAAAGGACGCGCCGGTCGATCAGCGCGGCAAGATGGTCGAGACGCCGAGCCGGCCTGAGACGATGTTTCAGGAGCGCTCGATCGAAGGCGACGAGAGCGGAGATATTAGCGACGGCGGCGAGAACGAGGCTTACCGGGCGCGCGAGCGCGAGATAGCGGACGGCGACGAAGGCGGGACGCGGGGCAAGACGCCGAAAGAAGTCAAGGTCGCCGACGACGACGCCGACGAACCGGCCGATGACGCCGTACAGCCGAGCGGCGACGATGAGCCGGATGATGGCGAAAAATACGAGATCACGGTCGACGGCAAGCCGTACGAGGTCACGCTCGCCGAGGCGCTGCGCGGCTATGTGCGCCAGGCGACGTTTCATCAGCGGGTAGCGCAACTCAACCAGGCCAATGTCGAGCTCGAGACCAACGCCGCGCAGTTACGTCAGGGCTGGGCCGAGTGGAGCAAGGCGCGCGCTGATTACGAGGAGGATCTCGCCAGTCTGATCCCGCAAGAGCCGAATTGGGATCAGGAGTTTGCGCGCGATCCGCAGGCGGCGCATGCGCAGCAGAAGATTTTCCACACTCTCTACGGCAAGTTGGCGCAGTCACGGCAGATGCGGGCCAACCGTGAGGCGGCCGAGGCGGCCGAGACCGATAGACGCATTCAGAAATATGCGATAGAAGGCCAGAACAAGTTCTGGTCGGACAACAGAAAAGATTTTCCCGACGAGAAGACATGGGAGAAAGAAAAGAAATCCATGCGCCGCACGGCGCTGGATGCAGGGTTTAACGAGCACGAAACGGCAACGGTCTTTGATCCGCGCATGCTCACCGTTCTGTGGTGGGCAAGCCGATTTAGACGAATGACAGCCAACCTTCCCAAGGCTCTCATTCCCGGCAAGGGTAAGACGTTGACCCCCGGAGCGGCTACCCCCCTAAGCGGGAATGCGCGCCGTAAGGGCTTCGACGACGCACAGCGCAAACTAGCGCAAACCGGACGTCTTGATGACGCCGCGGAAGTGTTTCGCCGAATGCTCTAACCCCAGGGGTTCCCCATGGCAAAAGTCACCAATGCCTTCACCACTTATCAGGCGACAGGCAATCGAGAAGACCTGTCCAACGCAATCTACAATATCGACCCGTTCGACACGCCGGTGATGTCGGCGATCCGCCGGCGGAACGTCAAGAACCGCCGGTTCGATTGGCAGACCGAGTTTCTGCCGACCGTGGCGCCGGCCTATCCGACTGCCGGCTATAACGCCCAGTTCGAAGGCTTCCAACTTTCCAATGCGCTATCGACGCCGACCCTGCGCCCGTTCAACGTGACGCAGATCTCCGAGCGCGACGCGACGGTCGCTGGCACTCAGGAGGAGAGCGACGCCGCCGGCAAGGGGTCCGAAATGGCCCACCAGATGGCGATGGTTTCGAAGGTGTTGAAGAGCGACATCGAGGTTGGTCTGTGCTCGAGGCAACCGATGGTTGCGGGCGACGACACCACGCCGACTGCGCGCGTCACCGAAGGCATCGCTCATTGGCTCGGCCGCGCCGTTGGCAAGGGCAGCGTGGCCAACGCCGCGATCGCGCCCGGCACCGTCACTGCGGGCCTGCCGGCCTTGGCTACCGACGCCTTTGCCGCGGTCGCCGGCGGTTCGCAGGTGTCGATCACCGAACAGATGCTCAACGACGCGATGCAGTTGGCCTACACCAACGGCGCGAGCCCAAGCCTTCTCGTCGTGCCGCCTGGTCCGCGGCGCACCGTGTCAAGCTTCGTCGGTCGCAGCACCACTCAGGTTTTGGTGGGCAAAACTGAGGTGGTGAGCACCGTCGACGTGATTGCGACGGACTTCGGCAGGATCAAGGTGATCCCGTCCCGCTGGCTCGCCGCTGACGTCGGATTGCTGATCGATCCAGACTATGCGGCCGTGGCTTTTTTCCGCTCATTCCGTCAGTACCTGATGGCGCGCGTCGGCGATGCTGAAACCCGGATGATCGTGGTCGAGTGGGGAGTGGAGATGCGCAACAATCTGGCGCACATCCTCTTCAACGGCATCAAACAGTAATTGAGAGGCGGCTTGCCCTGCAGAAGCGAGCCGCCTCTTGTTCTCCGCCGTCCGTGGAGAGTTGCTTCCAGCGGTTTGGCCCGGCGGGCGGCGGAGAAACTACTGTAAAAGCATAGTGTTCCGCAAGCGGAGCGGGTGATGGGCGAGCAGAAGCGACGTTATTCGGCTCGAGGCGGCATCGTTCGAACGATTCTCACCGATGACGCGACTCCCGACGTGTTTCACGTGAAACACAGCCAGGACGTTGAGCCGATCCTCGATAGCATTGCGCGCGATCGCGAGATCATGCGTAACGACGGCGACAGCAGACTCACGCATCGTATTCCGACCGTCATCTACGAAGAGCTGCAGCGGGCCGGGATCGCCGACGATCCTCCTCTGTTCAAAGCATGGCTCAATTCGAGCGAGGCCGATCCTTGGCGGATCTGGAAGGGTCAATTATGAAGAAAACCGGCACGTTTCACGGCAAGTCGAACAAGCTTGGCCACGGTGGGCGCGCGGCCCAGCTCAAAGCCGCCGGCGTGCCGGGCGGAGTCATAGGCGAGCTCGCGCGCAAGGCTGGCGCCGCGCCAGGCGGTCCGAATTATCATGGTAAGCGGCGAGGCAAATGACCCAACTCGGCCTTGAGACGATCGGCGCCCTTAAAACGAGCCCGCTTCTGCTCGTCGTCGTCGTGCTCAACGCCGGGATGATTTTCGCGCTGCTTTATGTCGCCAATGTCCAGCGCGACGAGCGCCAGATGCTGACCAAGATGTTGATCGAGAACTGCCAACCGGCGGGAGGGTTAAAATAATGCCCATCGGTCTGATTTTCTGGGTGATCATGCTGTTCTGGCTGCTGACTCAATTTGGCATTTGGTGGGGCATCGACCCGCGTCTCAGCTACGCCAATAGCTTTCTTCTTTGGGTGCTGTTGGCCTGCCTTGGGTGGGTGGTGTTTGGTCCGATGGTTCACGCATGAGCATGAGTCTTCTCCTCATCATCATCGTCATTCTTTTGCTGTTTGGTGGTGGCGGTTTCTATGCCCACAACGCCTACGGTCCTGCTTATGGTGGCGGCATTGGCATTGTGGGTATTATTCTTATCATTCTTGTTGTTCTATTGCTGACTGGACGGATGTAGGAGGCAAAATGAAACTGCCGCGGGGAAAGACATTCAAGCCGAAGGGCGATCCGGCCAAGCGGCCGCCTAAGCTAAAGGGTCGAGTGGCGAATGATCTCTGGGCGCCGCCGGCGCGCAGCGCGATGGGGCCGCCGCCGGCCTGCGACACGCAGGAGCCGCGTGGCAAAGGGCTGACCCGAGGACGGCGTCGGTGACGGATTTAGCGACAAGCCTTTCGACGGTTGGCAGCTTGTTCTCTCCATGTTGCCCATCTGCAATTGCCGGGTTCGTAATTCCCGTCGTTGTCGATGCGGTCAAGGGTGAGGTCGGGAGGCCGTTCACCCATATCGGCAAGGAAGTTTATGAAGTTGAGCCATTGTTCGCAAACTGTGATACCGCGACCT